GTTACTGCTGCAGCGACCGGCCTGGTGTTGGATGCGTTCCTCGCTGCCATCAGCGATGGCCGCCTGGTGGATCTCAGCATCTACCAGTTCGATTCCACCGCCGACAACAACACCCCGCAAGCTGGGCAGGAGCTGGTGGCTGCATACACCGGCCAAGTGGTTGGCGGCAATGGCGGATTGACTAGCCTGACCATACAACTCGGCTCGGCATTGTCTCCCGTTGGAGCACAAGTGCCGCCGCGCCGGTTGACATTGGCGATCATGGGGCAGGGCATCAGGCAGTGAGCTTCCTTTCCTCCAGCGATCCACTGGCACTGCTGGCCATCCAGGCCGGTCAGATCAATGCACCAGCTGATGCAACCGCCGCGCAGGGCACCACAGAGCTAGATAGCCCGCAGCGGTTCGCGCAGATTGGCGAGCCGGTGCCGATCGTGTTCGCCCGGTTCCGCAACAGCAAAGGCGGCATCCTGATCAGCCCCGGCGCCACCGAAGCACGCTTCGAGAATGACGCCAGCAACAACGTCACCGCCTATTACATGCTGGTGCTGAGCGAGGGCCAGCTCGACAGCATCCCGGTCAAAGACGTGTTTCAGCGTGCCTGCCGCGTTGGCGCACACACGCAGACCTACAACCGCAGGGCTGGCACCTGGGCACCCGGCAACTTCCTGGTGCAGCGTGCCGGTAAGGATTTGCCCGAGGCGCCATTCTTCTGCGGCACCGTTGGCAGCTACCCGGGCATCAGCACGCTCAGCTTTAACGTCACCATCCCGGACGGCTTCGATCAGTACAACCGCCAGGTGCATCTGTTCATCCGTGGTGGCATGGCCGTCACCCGGATCTACGACAGCGTGACTGGGCCCAGCGACAACTTCGCGGATCTGGTCAAGTGGCTGCTGGTCAATACCAGCAGGGTGCCAGCGGCGATGATCGACAACACCGCACTGCTGGCAGCAGCCACGTTCCTTGAGGTGAACGGCTTCACCTGCAACCTTGAGATCCGCGAGAGCACCAACTACTCAGACCTCGCCGCCAGGCTGGCGCCCTACTTCCTGCTGGCCGAGAGCAGCGCAGGCGGCAAGCGCGGACTGAGGCCACTGCTGCCGGTGACTGGCGCTGGCGCCATCAAGACCACGGCAATCACGGCGGAGTACACCTTCACCGAAGACACGGTGCTGCCCGGCACGCTGGAGATCAACTATCTGTCACTGGCGGACCGGCAACCGTTCGTGGTGCAGGTGATCTGGCGTCAGCAGCTGGAGAGCGACATTGGCATCATCCGCACCGCTGAGGTGCGCTACAGCGGCACCGCCGAAACCGGACCTTATGAGTCGCATGATCTCTCGACGTTCTGCACCAGCGAGGATCATGCCGTCAAGGTTGGCGCCTACATCTTGGCCAAGCGGCTATACACCACGCACACCATTAGGTTCGCAGCCAGGCCGCAGGAGCACAACACGCTCATCAGCGCTGGCGACATCATCCGCGTGCAGCTGGCGCGTGATAACACCACCTACGCCAACTCGGTGCATGACTACCTCTACCAAGTGGAGCGCATCACCAAGACGCTGGCGGGTGATGTGAGCTATGAGGCCACGCACTTCCCGATCGACGACCAAGGCCGCAGCCTGATCGCATTGGATGTGGCTGCTGCTGTCGGCACCGGCATCATCTTGCCAAGTGGCCGCACCGGCGTGAGCTGTGATGTGAACTCCAGCAGCGATAACACCATCCCCGCTGAGACGTTCACGGCGGCTGATGGTGATGACCCACTGGAGCTATCACCAAGCGGTGGCGGCCTGGGCTTCAACGATTCAGCGCCGACTGGCGACACCGAAAATGCTGATGATGGCTTGGACTCTCCAGCGGCTGATACACCTTTTGCTGCATACCCTGCCGGCCTTGTTCAAAATGGATCGCTACTGAAAGCGCTTGATCCATGCCCCGGATCTGCGCTTAGCTCTGTCGTCTACTACGGCACGGATGCAGATGGATATAATGAAATTGTTGACATTGTGCAAGCCAGCGGAGACATTATTGTTGGCAGCTTAGACATTTCGGCTCTTTACCCAAATGGCAATTACCGTATTCGCAAAATCTATTATTGCGGTGATGGTAGCAGCATTGCCTATGGCGTCGATGTCCCGGCTCTGCCACCGGTAAGCAATCAACTTGTTTATACAGCGAATTACATCCGAACAGACAACAGCAGCAGCACCGTTGCAAGCTATTTTTATCCACCTTATTTAGTTGAGATTCCAGGGTCGTCAGCCTTTGATATATGGCGGATGGACAGTGCTGGTGATGAGTTTATAGGTGGAGGCGATATTGCAAGTCTCACCATGCGCGATCTTATCAGGCGGATCCCAGGCGAGCCTGATGAGTTAATCATTGACTACACCGCTGCGCCATGAATAACCGCCTTGCTATCTGCCAACTATGCCCGCACCTGGAGTTGCCGCTTTGGCGCTGCAAGGTATGCGGGTGCATGATGCAACTGAAAGCCCGCATTCCACAGGCAAAATGTCCTGAGGATAGGTGGCAGCGATGACAGTATTCCCCTCCCTAACGCCTGCCACACGCGCCTTCACGCCAGGTGAGTATCCGCACACGCCGTTCACCACCTACAACGGCCTGCAGAATCGCGTGCGTCATAGCAATGTGATGCTGAGCAGCTCAGTGCGGCTGAGTTTCATCGCCCTGGCTGAAGCTGACATGCTCAGCATCCTCAGCCACTACCAAGGCCGGTTCGGCAGCTTTGAGAGCTTTACCTTGCCGTCCAGCATCTGGAGCGGTGTCACCACCATCAGCGACTACGAGCTGACCAGTTACCGCTGGCGCTACACGGACCCGCCATCCGTGGATGACGTCTACTGCGGGCGCTATAACGTCGAGCTGGCGCTTGAAACCGTGCCGCCTGATGGCGCATTTGCCAGCGGCATAGAGCTGTTTGCTCGCTGCATACTTGCCGGCGGTGCCGCCGCCGCTGCCAATGGTCTGCAGCAGACGATCACGCTGACGCTAGATGCTGAGGGCTTTGTTGTTCCCGGCCTGGATGAGTCGATCACTGCCAGCATCGGCGCCGCCAATGGCATTGTTGCCAGTGTGACTGTATCCCTAGACGCAGGGATCCCCGGAGTAGATGGTAATGCGGTCGGCCTTGACGAGAGCATCACGCTATCCTTGGCAGGCGGCACAGCAACCGGCGGCACGGCAGCTAGCGACTACTGGTCCGACATGTCTGTGCAGCTATATGGCTGGGAATCGCTAGCCTATGTTGAATGGTGGGGCAACTAATTCATGGCAGCGCCGAACCTCAAGACTCCCACGACGATCACCGGCAAGACCGTGGGATACGCAGTAACCACCTCGATGGCTGCAGCGCTCAGCAATGGCGCCAGCAGCGGCAAGGTGCTAAAGATCAACTCGGTGTACTGCGCCAACGTGGACGGCACCGCAGCAGCTGACATCAGCCTGGAGCACTACAACGGCACGACGGGGTTTGCCATCGGCAAGACGATCACAGTGCCTGCTGATGCCACCCAGGTGCTGGTCACCCGCGAGGCGTACATCTACCTCGAGGAAGGCCACAGCCTTCGCGCACAGGCCAGCGCCGCCAGCGACCTAGAGCTGGTGATTGGTTACGAGGACATCAGCTAAACCGCTCTGACTACCACTCATCCGAGGATCAACCCATGGCCGTCACTAAGCAAACCTATACCGCAACGGCAACGCTAACCGCCGCGACTTTCTTTACGCAGCTTCGATCGGCGTTTATTGACGCGGGGTTGATGACCGAGTGGTACGACAATTTCACGAACACGCTTGAAAACCGTGTGATGGAAATTACCAATGCCGCTGGGACGTATGGCAAGACCTACTACTGGTTCATGGTTGGCGCTTCAGGCAACCTCCTCTATCAGGTTGCGACGGGCTGGACCGCTGGTTCTGACGTACCTTCCGGCACTCAGTATCTTGACTTTTTCGCCACAACAACAAACGCCGTAACCAACCATCGGCAACTTGTGGCCTTCAACTTTACCACTGACGTTAAGATCACTCGATACACAAGCGGCGATGTTAATTTCTTTGTAATCTCGCAAGGTGCCGTCTACAGGTGCTTCACCATCGTAAAAGGCAGCGGCTCTTTCCAGCCTTGGGTTGACTTCAGCAAAGGTTTTCTAAATCTGTTTTACGAGGTAAATACTGCCGCTAGTGGCCGTACGGGACAGGTCGGGTTTCAACGCTACTGCTCACTTCGCAGGGAGCTAG